ACATTTGTTGAAGTGAAATTAACATTTCCTGTTAAATTATCATACGTTACATTATCTAACAATATTGATTGATAATCTAGTGAAAAAGTATAACCACTTACGTTTGAATTTGCAAAATTATATGAAAATGTTTTCTGAGATTTAGGAAACATTTCGATTGTCATTACATTATCGGCTCCGCCGACATATTGTTTAAAACTTAGGACTCTGCCCGACATACACTCTCCTTAAGGATTAGACCATAAAACTGAAGTCTTATGGAATTGTTATTGTTATATTTATCTATTCTGGTGGATTAGGCCACACAATATCTTCTTTTGTGGTGAGAGTTAAATTGTTTGGCAAATCTCTCAATGCTTGTCTATATGTTGCCCATTCTGCCTTTTTTGCTTCACTTAATGGTGAATCAGCACCTTGTGTCCAATCACAACTTTTTAATTTTGCTTCTCTGTGAATTCTCAAATATTTATATGGATCTATTTGAACTGGTGGTAATGAAACCATTTGTAATGTTTCTAGATCTATTTTATGTGTTTGTGGATCTGGACAGAAACCATTTATGTATGCCATGTTTTCTTTGATGTTGTTTTGCAACATATGATCAGGTATTCTTCTACTGCTGTGAATCTTACCTGTTGTTGTATCATATAAAATTCTATACATTATTTCTCACCTTTTGTCACACGAACTACTTGATATTTCATATTGGCAAATGATCTAGGAAATCCATTTGCTGTGTCATCTAACATTGTGCTGTAACCTTGTAATCTAATATTTGCTTTTTGTATTTTATAATCAGTGGTTAAACCATAATCAGTAGGGTTTGTGGAAAATTTTGTTTGACTGGTCAATGTGGTTGTTGGTGTGCTGAATCCTATAAATTCTTGTCCACCACCTCCAATATTGGCTATTGCTTGTAATGTTGAATTTGCAAATGTTATATTGCCGAATGTTTTAAAACCTATATCATAACTTGCTGGAACAACTCCTCCTGGTGTAGCAAAAGCATCAAAAGAATAATCACCTATATCACTATCTGTTAGATCATATTCTGCTGTTGGTATAATATCTTCAAAAACTGAACCACCCGAAATATTAGCATTATATAAATTAGCATCTTCTACTTGAACACCTGCACCAAATGTTTTCATAACTTGGTTAGGTATTACATTACCAAAAGTAATTGGTGGTAATTCTAAATTAGCATAAGTGCCATCAAATGCACCTGGTATAGGTATGCTGGTTATAACAGGTATTCTTGGCAATCCAATATTGGCATATGGTAAATCTGTTGTTATACTTGGTAAAGTATATACATCATCTGAATATTCTAAACCTATAATATCACAAGTCAGTGCACCAAATTCATCTTCTGATTCTTTGATACGCATAACACGAAATAATTTTTCATTAAATCCATACATGCTGTTTGTGACTTTGATTACATCACCCACATCTACTTGCAAGAAACTGTGATCCCCTGTAAATTGAACTACTGTGTCTAATCTTGTTTGATTTAGATCTATATTACCTAAAACTTCTGCATGAACTTTGTTGTTGATCATGTCTATGCTGTAACTTAACTTGTTGTCAGGTTCTCCACTGTTTCTATCACCACTAGGTATTTCTATAAACACCGTGTTTCTTTGATCTCTTCTTGTTTTGTCAAAATATTCTATTTCTACCTGATTATACATTTGATACAAGTCAGTGTTTTGTATTCTTATACTGCTTACTATGTTGTCATCATTGGCAACAAAACAATTTGCTTGATCTGGATATATTTTGTTTGGTATACCTTTGTATTTGCCTTGTTTGCCATCAAACAACAAATAACTACCACAACTCATCATTAATTTGTCTAAATTACTAGACACATCATCCACAGTGCTGAGTGTGCCATTTATTTCATATCTAGCAACATTGGCAGTGCCACCACCACTTGGTGTGTATGTTACTAATTCATCAGCATAACCACCCACTGATGTATTACCAGCACCTTCAAAACTGTCTATGTCAATGATAGTGTTAGATATACCTGCACCATATCTGTCATTTGTCATATAATCAATAACCACATTACCTGGTGATTTTAAACTGTTAACCAAATTGAATGTCATAGCATCCATGTTGACTAATCCTTGTTCTGCATCATAATCAATTTCAACCATTGCAAAAACTAAACCAGTGGCCGCATAATCAGTTGTGTTTGTCCAATGTGGCATCATTGTTGTGGCATTTACAGCAGTTACGCTACCACCTGGAACAGGGAATATTTGATCTGCACTATTGGTGCTACCAGCATATACTCTAACTCTTATTTTGCCATTCCAATTGGTTGTGCTGGTTCCATTAGCATCAAAAGTGCTTACCACAGTATGAGCACTTGCACCTGTGCCAAATGTTAATTTTTTATCACCAAATCTAATACCTTGTGAACCTATACTGAATGTTCCTGAATCTGTTTCTTCACTCAACACAATAAAATAATGCATTGTTTGGTTTTGATTAGAAATATTAGCATCACATATTGGTCCTGAGGTTACAACATCACCATAAACAACTTGTATTCTGTTTCCTGTGTCCGGTGCTAACTGAATTCTGGTTCCTGGATTAGGTCCTATGCCTGGAATGTCTGGTGCTAACATGGCTCCAAATGCTCTAGCAGTTCCTACTGCTATTCCTGCCGTTACAACACCAGCAATAATAGTTGCGGCGTATGTTCCTGCCAGTGTGCTACCTAAAGCACCACCACCTGCAATCAAAAGTGCGTTTCTTATGAATGTAAAAACTGATACTACTGCTGATGCCATTATTTACTCCATGCCCAATTGGTTTCTATTTGTTTAAAACCATGTTTTCCATAGTCTACAGGTGATTTGTCTAAACTTGTGATAATAAAATTATCAATTTGACCTCTTTTTTTCATTTCTAATGCTTTGCGTTTGTAATTTTGTAACAATCTAGCACCTAAAGTGGTATATTTGGCAGTGTCTGATACCCAAAAAGCAATTTCTTTCATCCAAATTACATCATTTAGCCAAATATTTGGTATTGGAGCACCTATAATTATGCCTTCTATGTTGTCTTTGTATTCACCAACATAAATAATACCTATTTTTAAACACTCTGTTAATAAATTTCTAATATATTTGTCGTTGTATTTGGGATTTTGCAATTCTGACAGTTCATTGTAATTGGCCATTTCAATAAGCAGTTCCATTATTCTGTCATAATCTTGAAATGTTGGTGTTCTAACTATCATTATCTTTCTCGTATATTTCTGTTACGGTCACGGTTTCCACCACCGCCACCGCCTCCGCCACCGCCGGTGCCACCACCATAGCCTCCTCCTCCGGAATATTCTTTACCAAAGTCGAATGCTGTATTGTATAAATCAGGCACTTTGTCAAAAACTTTATCACCTGAATATAATCTATTTCTTTCTGTGGGGTTTGTGCGTTGTCCTTTTATTTTGTTCTTTAATATTGTGTTAATGCTAGATGTTGATATGCTGAGTGTAACTGTTTCTTTGTTTTCTAATCTGTTTGCATCATCTTGTATGCTGAAATTCGTAATAACACCTTTGTATCTTGTGAAAACTTGCGAACTATCTATTTCTGCGTTTGATAAATTGTAAAAACCTCTGCGTATTGTTACATTACCACCTTTGATTGGTTCTCCTAACATAAGTGCTAGATAATCTTGATCACTGGGTATACCACTTAAACTGATTGTTACATCACCTTCTGTTTTTCTAATGTCATCTTGAAAATCATCTACTGCTAAAAATGTTCCTAATTCATTGTAAACATTACCATCAATTGTTACAGGTTTATAACCATTGCTCATATAGAACACATTACCACCTACTTGTATATCTAGAAATAGTGCGTGGCTTATGTTGTCTTCTTGAACGCTGGTTATTGTTGTGCTCATTAAGTCAATACCTCAATCAATTCAAAATCGCTGTCAAAACTTATTCTGTCATATGGCACCACAGTGTATGTAGGCATAACCAATGCTTTGACATGAAATCTAACTTCATTACCTACTCTTAAACCATGTGATGCTGATAGTGTAACACCATCTTGTTCTAAAACTGGTCTATGCACTGGAACTGTAATGTTAGAACTAACACTCCAAGCAACATCACTTGTTACTTGATATGGATATCTATATGTGCTGGTGTTTCCTAATGGTTGTATGTAGTCACCTTTCTTGAATAAATTTGTGTAACCTACAACATTACCTGTTACACTAGATGTGCTAACATATATGTTACCACCCGATGCATTTGGCACAACCAATTGATCTAATTGTGCACCTGACAAATCACCTTGATATGCTGTTAAGTAACTTAAACCAGTATTTGTTTCACCTATGTCAACATTTGCTTCTACATTTCTATCCAATGTGTCTATATCTTCAAGTAAATCTCTGTTTGTGCTGTATTTTAAACCAGCATCAACACCCACTGTGAATCTATACAGCGAACCTTGTTGAACACTTGTCTTGATATGTCCACTTCTACTGATTGTTTGACCTATGCCTTTGCGTTTGTTGATTGTTATAAAACTTGCACTGTCAATGATTGTTTGTAAACTCATTATCTTGCTCCTGGTAACCTACGTTGTCCTGCTCTAGTTACTGAATATATAAACTCAGGATCTCTTGCCACTAGTGCTTGGAAACT